TTCACCACTCCATTAACTGATCTACAACAGTGAAAGTCTGAGGGCTGGTAGCGCCGGAGATCGCGGTCACGGTCATACGCTCCCCGCCAATAATGATGTCGAAAGGTTGGTCAGTGTCATCCCACAGATCTGCCGAGTCGCTGACAGCCACGGTGACGTCGGTTTCAGTAGTTGTCAGATCTTCGCTGAGAGTAGTGGTCCCCGAGTCAATCAGACCGAACGTGGTGTCATCGAGCTCCACGGCGTCCCAGGGGCTAGCCGGCGTGGTGTTGAAGATGATGTCGTGTCGGTACGCGGTATCGAAGATCTCGGTGTACCCCTGCGCGATCAGACGTAGGTCGTCGAAGATGAAGGCGTCCTGCATGTCGGTCACGGCCACGACGTCCCCGATGCCAGTGTCCAGCGCCTGAATGGCCTTGCCACCCGCCACGATGGCCTCAGCAGCCAGATTGACCGTGAGCGTGGGGAACCTAGGGTCGGTCGCAGTACCCAGGTGTACGCGCCAACCAGCCGCGTCCCCAAGCTCGGTGTCTGTCTGCACATTGACCGTGGGTCCCGCGTCGTACCGACCGGCTGCGTTGGGATCCGTGCCCGGATCTGAGACGTTCAGGGGGCCGCTGATTTGCTCCTGGCGGAACTCCGCGCCGAGCGGACGCTTAGCCGTGACGTCGTTGAGAAGACCCTGGTCATCCGGAATAGCACTGAACGGAAAGGCGACCTCTTCGTTGGAGTAGTCCAGTGTCAGCGCGGCATCCTGATTCTGCATCGAGCGATTGGTCCGTACCACAATGCCCGAGCTACCCAAGGCTTCGAATAGCGTCCCTTGTGTCACCTCGTGTGCTTCGAGAATGAGCTGCCAGAACGTCTTCCTGCTCTGCCCGCCCATCGGGGGAGTCCAAACGTCGTAACCAATCATGCCATGCGAGACGCCTTCTTCAGTACACAGCCTGACGAAGCGTTCCCCGGAAGTCTCACCAGCGTGACCGTCCATGGCATCTTCAACCAGGTCAATCAGCGTCGGAGACCCATCAAAGAGAGTGATGGGATAGACCGCGACGTGTGCGATAGTGATCTTGTTGGTCGAGGAGGAGTCGAAGGGCACGAAGACGATCGAGGTGGGGTTACCCGCGATATTGAAGGCTTCGGTGTCCGTGTAGGTCGTAGTGCCGCCCGGCGAGTTGAACGAGAATAGGAAGTCAGTGTTACCACCCGAGGCAGCCCACGAGAATCCGATGTTGCTCCACTGGTCGTCGTCGCCTTCTTCGCCGAAGATCCCGAACAGGGTGTGCATCCCCCCGCCGAGGTGAGGGGGATCAAAGTACGAGACGTCAACCGTATAGCCAACGTGGAACTCGAAGAAGAAGATGGCTCCATTGTCCAGGAAGATATACGCGGCCACTTCAGAGTCTGCTCCGCGTAGCTGTGTCCAGGTAAATGCGGCAGCCAGGGTAAGCAGGAAGTCATCGCTAGTAATGGGCAGCGAGAGAATGCCACCGTATGAGATCTCCACCGCGTTCTCTAACGACAGCCTCTTGGTGCTGACGCCCCACTTGATGGCACCAGTTGTCGAGCTAGACCGAGCGAACGAAGCAACGTCCCCGCCAGCTAGCAAGGACTTGTCTCGATCATCGGAGCCCTGCTCCCCGTCGAGCGGCCAGTAGGCAGAGACGGCCCACGGAGGATCAGTGGTCAAGAAGCGCTGGATAGCGGTGTCGAGGGTCCGCTGACCCAACTGATAGCGCCGCATGATGCCGGCGCATTCAACCTGCGTGCGCCTGTTACGATGATTCAATTCCGATAGTGGAACCATCTTCACGACCTCGCCAGCGAACCGGGGGATGCGCACTTCGAGATTGTCGTAATCGAACAGCACTGGCTTCGCGTTGGTATTGCCCGAGGCCACCCCGGATCGGATGCTCACCCATCCCGCGCCCCACACGTCACCGTGGCTGTACTCGACGTGCCAGTCGACCGGCTCGGCATCGGCTGCGGGCCACACCTTTCCTCGAAACGTATTAGCGTCAGCCTGAAACCTGACCCGAAGCGTCTGTCCGGTGTTCGTGGTCGGCACCGTAAACGTGTCTGAGAGTGCACCGCTCGTAGTGTGTACGGCCACGCTGATCACTTCACTTGCCGAGATGGTCACCCTCAGCATGTAGTACTGACCTGTATTCACGGCACGAAGGCAGATGTTCGCAGGCTCGATGGCTGCGCCAGTTACGTTGGCTGGCAGGCCAGACACGTCGACAACAACATCAACGTTCTTAATGGATATCTCGTCTAGATGCGTGATGCGAAACTGAGCGGCAGCGGACACGGAGTGGTGGCCCTTCCCAGAAGAGACCGAGCTCTCCGTTTCACTCACGCCTTCTGAGAACCAATCCCCCATGTCGGGACTCGTCCCCCATCCGGTCGCCGCCACCCGTGCGAAGTCATCTTCGCCATAAGGCAGGCACACCCGGATAGGCGTATTACGATTCAGATAGCCGAACCACTGACCCATTGGATTGGTCGGGTTGTAGTCGCCGTCCCCGTGGTCCGGGCCATCGTCCAAGGTGAACGTACACTTTGCCGGAGAAGGTTTGCTCGCCTCATCCTTCTTACCCTGCACGATCACCACCGGAGGCGACTGCCGGACATCACCGCCGACGTCTTGCCAGTCATTGCCAAGGAACATCTCTACGACTGGCTCTCGCGGGAACATTAACGTCATGACACTCGCACCCTTCCCCCGGTTGAGTCAGTGAGATAAATATCTCCGGTACGCAGCCCAGCCATCACGGCCTCGTACAGTCCGCCGCTGCCCGTGATCACCATGGCCCCACCTCCGCCACCTGACCCAGACTGAGACGTGCCATAGGGCAGGACCTTCTCGCCGGCCCGAAGAATGTGCATGGACTCTTCACCAGGTGAGCCGCCGACGGTACCGCCAGCGTGCATCCGCTTAATCTTGGGGATGTGAGGAATGTCATCGAACGGGTTAATGTGGTTGATACCTGTGATCAGCTTGTTGATCTGATCAATCATCCAGTTGACCGCGTCGATAGCGAGGTTCGCGGCGCCCTTGAAGGCGTTCTTGAAGAACGTTCCAATGCCCGCTAGCGCAGCGCCGATCTTACCCGGCAGCGCCTTGAACCATTCGATCAAGCCATTCCAGGCACCCTTGATCCATTCAACGACGCCACCCACGACGCCCTTGATCCCATTCCACATGCCGATGAAGAAGTTTCGAAAGCCCTCTGACTTGTTCCAGAGCAGAATGAACGCTCCGACCAGAAGAGCAATAAGACCAATAACGAAGAAGATGGGGTTAGCGCGCATGACCGTATTCAATGCGGTCATAGCCGTGGTCATCACACCCATCACGGCCGTGCCTACCGTCTGCGCTGCGCTCAGAATTGTCTGCGCCACGCTGGTCCCCATGATGGCGGCACCCATCCGACCGAACATCGGAATGAGGAAGCTCTCCATACCGCCAGCCAAGTCCGCGAAGCCGGTTGCCATGGTGAGCACGTCGCCGTCCCGAAAGCCCGTCATGATATCGCCGGTGCCAGTCAGCGTGTCCGCGAAGCCCTGGAACTTACCTTCGGCCTCCCCTGCCTTACCGGCCATCTCGTCGACGGCGGGTCCGGCTTCCCCCATCTTGCGGGAGGACTCCCCGACGTTATCCGCCATCCCGGAGGAGGCACTGCCGAGGTTGTTCATGGCAGAAACGGCGTCACCTTCATCGCCCTTGAACTCCAACGTGACAACGGGTCCGGCCATCAGTCCACCTCCAATCCGGCATCCCTGCAAGCCTTAGCGAGCGCTTCGTCTAGCAGTTTCTGAACATCAGCTTTGTTGCGTTCGTACGACGGTTGGATGTAGCGACCGTCCTTCTTGACCGGTCGAAGCACCGCGTGGTTCCGACCCGCTGCGCCACCGAGCTCGAGCCAGCGATAGTAGGCGATGGTGCCGCCACCCTCACTGACCGCGCCGCCACCTGTTTGGTACGCCTGCAAGCTCCCTGCCGCCCGACCCGACACCACCGGTACATCGGGCCGAGCCTCGTCCGTAACCACGTTGGCGGACGCTAGAGCAACCGAAGAAGCCGTCGTAGGCAAGGTAGCAGCTAGCCGTTGGAGTCCAGCGTTGAACTCCTCTAGCCCCTTCATCTGAACGCTGAAGTCAGCCATTCATTCCAGCCTTTGCTTCTAGTTCCGCCTGCTCTTGCTTCTGCCGCTTGATGGCATACCAGAGCATCCAAGCCCCGAACTCCGCGTCAGTCATGCTGTCCCGGAGCTCGCCAACCGTTCTGTTGAGCTTCTCTGCTAGGAAGAACTCAAACCAGAGCTCGTCCTCCTGGTCATCGAACCTACTCCGGAGGGCTTTTGGCCGCCTCCAGATTGGTCGAGGCATTGATGTTGGCGAGCTCCTGAATAACCTGGGTCACCTTCTCGATGTCCCCGGAGCTGCCATTCTCCTGCCAGTTCTCAACATCCTTCTTGGTCATCTTCGGGTCGACCATGGCGCGGCTCAGGAGCTCCTGCTCCCACTCCCACAGGGGGAGTTTCACACGTCCGTCCGTGCCGACACCCACTTCGTTCATGAGACGCATCCGTTCACCACGCGAGATACGTCTCACAGAGACGGTGCCCATACCGCTCGGAAGCTCGACCGACACTGGCTGCTTGCTGGCGGGGTCCGCCTGCGTAAGCTTGTTGAGATCCATCATTCCTCCTGGGTTCGATTACGCCTGGTCGGTCTCGGTCAATGTGCCGGTCATCTGGAGCTCGGCCTTCCACGTGACCGTCCCGGCCACTGGCGAGGTCTGCACGTAGTTGGCGACCAACACGCTAACGCTGGACTGCTGGAGGCCAGAGCCGGTGCCCTCGGAGCGGTACACGAATGTGACCGCTGTGCCTGCCGCCTTGATGGGCTTGATCACCGCGCGGGGATTGTTCGCGCTGTCGTTGTGCGTCCCGCTGATGGTGAACTTACCGTCTCCGAGACCAGCCACGTACGCCTTACGAACCGCGCCATAGCACGTGACGTCGTGGTTCTCGGTCTCGTCGTTCTCTTCGGTGTTGTTACAGAACTGACTGATGTCGACCGCGTTGAACAAAACGACGGTGTCCTTACCATGCCTGAACGTCATGACTGATCCTCCTTATGCACTAGCGCCGATGACAATGATCTGGTAATCGACCGCAGTGCTACCCGCACTGTTCGCGACCTTAAGCAGGTCTGTGGACCCCGCTGCGCACACGTACCCCGTGGCATCGGCCGGACCCGCGCAGGCAGCAAACCAGGCCCCCGGGCGGAGGGTCACAGTGCCCGTGGTGCCCAGCAGGGCAGCCCACTGCGTCCCGCTAGCTGCTCCCACGATGACGTTGTTGGTGTTGGTAGCGAGCGCCTTGATGAACAAGAACTTGATTCGAGCCGGGCTGAACCCGGTACCGAGGGCGTCTGTGAGAGATCCAACCAGGTCCAGATCTTCGGTGGCCGAAGCGATGAGGTTCCTCTGGTCAGTGAAGATAACGTCCGCCTGCCCAGCCGCCGTTCCCGTGGCGAGTTGGAGCTTGTTCTGAAGGTCCAGAGAGTACTCCGGGTTGTTTGCCAAGTCAACTGCCTTCGTCAACGTGGCGATGATGTTCAGTGTGACGTCGGTTGTGAGTGCCATGTCATCCTCCCTGGCCAGAAACGTTGACGGTGAAGATCACTGCCAGATACTGGACTCCGGCAATGCTGACGACATCGAAGGCAGCTCCCGCCACGTGAACGATGTCGCACGAAGCGTACTTGTGCCTCTCAAGAACCTTCTTGATGCTCATGGCGCCGCTACCGCTGGCATAGGGGGCAATGGCGTCTCGCCGGACCCGACCGCCGCCAACTCGACTCACGAGGATCGTGATCTCCTGGATCCAGGAGTCCATCCCACGACCGTACGTCTCGTCGAACTTGATATTGGTTGGGAGACCGATCATCGCCGCCGGAGGGACAATCTTATCTTCCTCGTAGGCGTGAATCCGGAGGCCCCCCACGGTGGAGAGGGCGGAGGCCTGCTCGTCCATGACATTGTCGACGATCATGCCTTCACCAACCGTCGGTATGCGTCGACCATAACCTCGACGTCCGGGTCCAGCTTGGCCAACAACCGCACCTCTGACCCTTGTGCGGGGCTACCGGCAACGCCTGCCGGAGCGTCCCGACGCCAGATAAGGCGGCTGATCTGTAGTAAGCAGGCCTCTTCGATGGTGGTAGGCACCGAAGTCCAGCCCCACTTACCGGTCACCTTCACGCTGTCTGAGCGCTGCATAGGCTGGCTTGCGGTGTTCTTGATAGAGACCTGCGTGTACGGCCGGAGCTTGGATGCCGCGTTGCGCGGTCGGAAGACGTACTCCGAGGCGGCCAGTGTGGCGTCGTAGGTGTCGTCATCCCCGGTGTCCACAGCGACCACGACGGCCGTGAGGTCTTGAATGTCGTCGATCTCGCAGACCCACCGTCGCAGATCTTCGTCGTACCATGGCGTGTAGTATCGCGCCTCGACGGAAGCCAACTGGCCGAACTGTCGCAGCGCGTACCGATCAATGGCTCGGCTGGCCGACGTGATGGCGCGAGCGATCTGAATGTCGTCAAGCTCGTCTTTGATTCGCAGCTCGGACTTAGCCTGCGTACTGGTCACGTAGTCGGGCTCCCACGCCATGACGCCTCCTTCCTAGTTGTATCGGATGGGCTGACCATCCCAGACCCATCCGTCGAACTTGCAATGCAGCTTTCCGTTCTCATCGGTCTCCAGGATCTCCCCGTCGTTGGGGCACGCCACGGGAGCAGTCGCATCCGCCGCTGCCTGCTCCGCCGCTGCGGATTCGTAGATGGCTTGCAACTGCTCCCACGACATGTCAGTCCTCCTCGGCCGAACCGGAAGTGGCCTCATCATCCTCGCGCAACAGCACGATCAGATCTGCCTTCACATCCCGGTTGCCGTAGCTCACGGCCTCGACACCGTCGGCGTCTCCGACCTTCTCGTACTCGGCCTTGCGCTTGTCCAGCTCGGTCTTGAGCTCGGCAACGGTCTGACTGTCATACGTGTCGGCATCGCCGAACGTAGCGTCCGTGTCCACGTAACTCTCGGGGTCGGCGTCGGTGCCGGTGAGGTCCTGGACCGGATCCGGAGCCACATACTGCCCACGTGCCCGATCCCACTTGGTGAGACCATGGCGCCTCGCGACCGTCGGGTTCGCCGAGGCCGTGATGCGCGGCTCCACTCCTGCTACCATTTCTCCTCCTCTCAGGCCGCGACGACAGTCGCGCTGTCTTCGATGGGCACGTATGTCAGGTACCACGTGATGGCCCCGTCCGTACCGTTCGAGTTGTGCTCGATCTGGCCGGCACCCATGATGATGGGGAAGTTCAAGGCACCGAGGGCACCCTTCACCAGCGTGTCGGTCTTGAGACCAGTGACGACGAAGATCTCGCCAGCCGCCGTGTCCGTCGTGCCGATGTCCGTCGCTGCGAAGATGTCCGCAGACGTACCCAGCGTCGGATCGTGGATCATCGTGTAGCTGTTCGCCACCGTGATCGCCGTGGTAACTAGACCCACGATCGAAGTCACAGCGACAAGGCCGGACACTGTGAACAGTGCCACGCCGTCCACGTCGGTCAGCGTGCCGGTTGCCTTGCTCACCTTCACGCCGAGAACGCTCTTTGTGAAAGCTGATGCTTCGTTGGTAACAGACATGTCACACCACCCTCGTCGAACCGTACAACTCCACGACACTGAAGGCGGAGCCGTTGAGGTCATCTGCCACAGCGAGATCGCCGTTGTCATTGACCGCGATTGCACCGATCACGTTGCTCTGTACGACCAGTTGAACAATGTCGTACTGATTGGGTGGCGTGAACCCTCCGGTGGCATTGGTGCACTGGAACCTTCCGACCGCGCTCATGTCAGCCCCTTCACACGTTCGCAGCAGGCGGGTTGAGCAGGTTCCGGAGTCGCGCCGGAGCTCGCTGGTATCGCAGCTCGTGCAGGAAGTACAAGCACGCGCCGATCTTGGCCGCGCTGAGCGTCGCGGCGACGTCCAGCGAGACGTGCGTGTAGCCGTCCGACAACTGAGACGCATCGACCTCGATCACGAGGATGTACTGGTTGTCGCCGTCCGTTGTCGGCAACACGATGTCCTCGTCCTCGGTCTGGTCAACTCGAACCCACGACTCGTCGTTGTCCAGCGTGGTCTCGGACTTGATGTAGTAGTGATCGCAGGCCACCAGGTCAGCCGAGTCACCCGAGGTGTACGCGGTGTGCTGCTGAAGACTGTATGTCGCAGCCGTTGCGGCACCCGCAGCAGCGAACACCACGAACGTGATGGCGTTCGCGCCACTGAGCGCGACCCGCTTACCCGTGGCACCGTCGGCCGTGTCAAGGTCAACTGGCGCCCAGCCGGTACCGATGTCGAACAACCTTCCGAGTGCTTCCATTGTGCTCTCCCCTTTCCTGGGAGTTCGAGCCTACCGAGGCGGGATGCCTCTCGGCCTTAGCGTGCCCCACGTAGGTTTGACCCTACGCAAGGCCAGTGGTTTACCGGCCATATAGCTCAAGGCCAGCAGCGGCACCACCAGGCCACCGGACGACCGCCCTAGCTACGGGTGGCCAACTGCACGTACGAGCTGAGCGTCGGTCCCCCGTTCTCGGGAGTGAGGGGGCTCAACTGCTGCGGCTGACCATCGATGCGCTCGATGCCCCGCCACACCGTCTTGTCCGAGAGGAACTGCGCGTGCTCGGAGGTGTCGATCCGCAGGTCCTGAGTGTCGCCGATCAGGTACTGCGAGAAGTCAACCAGCGAGACGTCGCCCTGGTCGCCGAGAACTCCCGGAGCCTTGCGGGAGAACTTGATCGGACGCCCGAGCAGCGTGAGCGGCACGGACTGCGCAGCGGACTGCGTCCCGTCGCCGACCATCACTGCCGAACCACCCGTGCCGACCGGGACCGCCATCGTGAAGATCTCCGGGATGGCGTCGGGTGTGATGACCCAGACCGCCTTGTCGAAGCTCTCCGGCAGCATCCGCGAGAACATCGCCAAGATGTTGTTCCACGTGATGGTGTCCGCCAACTGCCCGACCTCCTTGGCCACCGAGATCAGCGCCGGATTGTCGGAGTGCAGCGCACCGAGGGGCTTCTTGACACCGTTGCCCTTCAGGAACCGCACGTCCTCCGCGTGCGCGAACCCGATCGGGAGGTTGGTCATCAGCCACGTGACCAGCGCGCCGCCCGTGTCCTTCATGAGCTCGTTCGGCAGGATCGCCGCCGCCGCCAGCTTGTGCGCCACCAGCTCGAGCGCCGCGAAGGCCGCCGACGTGTCCGGGATGGTGTCGCCCTCGTCCAGGTCGTAGAAGACGATGCCACCGTAGACCTCGCCGACCTCCGTGGTCATGTCGATGGCCGGGTACTTGAGCCGACCAGTGCTCATCGGGACCACCGTGGCGAGCGGTCGAACAATGGCCTGCTCCAGCGCGACGGACAGGATGTCGCTGCGGAACTCCTCCGGCACCAGGACGCCACCCTCGGAAGGGATCTTCTCGCTGTAGTTGAACAGCGTCTGGAACTTCTCCTTCATCTCGTCGTTGCGCCGGTCCGGCCGGCTCAGCGCACACTGCACGAACTCGCCGATATCCGCGAACATCCCGTCGAGGCCCGCACCCGGAGCCTTCTTGTTGTACAGCGCCTTGTTCACGGACGCCTTGTTCTTGGCCTGGTCAACCAGGTCCAGCCGGTTCTGCACCGACCCCGTGTCCTGCCCGTTGCGCTTGAGCAGGTCGTGAACAGCGAGCTGCGCCTGCTCCTTCATCTGCGCCTGGATGTCCTCCATCGTGCTGTTCTGCGCGTTGCCATAGGAGGTGAGTGCCGCCTTGAAGCTACCGTCCGCCATCGCGGCGGCGAACTTCTCCGGGGTTTCGAAGCCCTGGACGTACTCCTCCCATTCCTTCGGCGTGGACGGTGTCGCGAGTGTTGCGGTCATGCCAGTACTCCCTTCAATGACTCGCGGAACGCGGCGAAGTCATATGCCGGTTCCGCCTTACTGTTCACGGCCGCTTTGACCGCGACACGGCTAGGTGCCTTTGCGAAGAGGGAACTAGCGTCCCACCTGGCAGCGGCAGTCTCTTCGCTCGTACTGTTGTCCGTGGTGTTCAGCTTGTCCGCCAAACCAGCGTCCACGGCTTCCTGACCGGAATACCAGGTCTCCGCCTTCATCTGATCCCGCCAGTGTGCCGAGGTCTTGCCCGCCTTGCCAGCGTAGATGCCCGCGAGCACATCGCTCAGCTTATCGAGGACGTCAGCTTGCGCACGATGATCATCTGCCGGCCCAATGGTCACGCCCCACGCATCGTGGATCATCATCATGGCGGCGGGCTCGATGACCACTTCGTTACCAGCCAGCACCACGATAGAGGCGGCCGAGGCAGCCATGCCCTCGATACGCATGGTCACCTTGCCCTCATAGTTCTTGAACGTGTTGTAGATAGCGAGACCCTCAGTGGCCATCCCGCCCGGACTGTTGACGTGTACGAGAACATCCGAGCCTCCCGCCATGGAGAGAGCCATGACGACCTCGGAGGCGGTCACGCCATACCAGTCGTCCGAGTCAATGACGTCGTACAACCACATCTCGTAGCTACCCGCGTCGTCAGTCTCGCAGCGGAAGTCCTTCGTCGGCATCGCTCCGCTGTCCTTGAACGCCTGGATCTTCGCGGCCCGAATGCGTGCAAGCGGATTCATCATTCACCTCCCGTTGTGATCTGTCGCATGCGCATCGGAGGAAGCCCGACGACCTGAGCTGCGTCATCCGGATCCACGTTGGCGTCAATGAGCGTCTTGTATGCGGTGGTCTTGCTAGCCCGCTCCGCGTTGGCGGCCTCCTCGTCCTCCGGCACCACGTTGTCCGGATAGAACTTCACCGGCCTAGGAGCCGGACCGAAGGTACGCAGGTACGCGCCGTTGGCGAGGCGCTGCCACATCTTGATACGTGGCTTCAGAATGCGCTTGCCATACGTGTCGTCCGCCGCCAAGGAGGCCGCTCGGTTCACATCATCCGAGATCCCGAGCATGTGCTTGTGGATTCGGAACGCCTCGAGGATCTGGTCCCGCGTCAGATGCCTCATCTCGGTGAACTGGAGCTGCCGCATGTTGACCGGCATCGGCACGAACTTGCCGACCTCCAGGATGCCCACGCGATGCGCCCGACTGACGCCCTTGTGCTGCGAGTTCCAACGTGAGACGAGCTGGCGGAAGTCCCCGTCCTCCATCGGTTCATCGCGACCGACCTCGATCATCCCGCCAGGCGTAGCGTCGTTGGCATAGAAGTTCTGAACCCACTGCTGCGCAGTCAGAGAAGTGGTAAGCGGCAGCATGAGAGACTGGACCGGCCCAATCCCCCGATGCGGGTCGAGGGGGTGCGGACGTGTGATGCGCAGCACCTCGTTGATCTCGAGCGGCACCTCTTCGCCACCTGGACCGTTGTAGATGTAGCCGGTCAAGAACTTCTTCGAAGACGTCTTCGGGTCCATCCTGTCCGGACGCACTGGCCAATAGCTCTCAGGCTGCCCGATGCTGTTGTACTGACAGACCATCCAGCCTTCGCCGCAAGCGTCGTAGTGCCACTCGACAACGGACCGAAGATGATTGCCGTCCATGAAGTCGTTGGGCTGCTCCCAGAGCTTCGCGGCGAGGTGCTGGTCCGGCCCGAGGATGGGCAGCTCCTCCTCGTCCAGGTTGTCCCCGGACTGCAAACGCAGCGTCCACTCGACCTCAGCTACCGTCTCGGAGAGCAGGCTCAGTACGCTCAGGAGGGTGGACTCTGTCGTCGTCAGATCTAGTACCCGAGTCGACGGCTTCGCTCCTTTCTTGAACAGCGCTCCGAAGCCAGTGCTCTTGTCACCCGTGTACGGGATTGGCGGCAGCGTCTCATTGCGAGCGCCACGCGCCATATCCATGATGTCCAGCAGAAGGCTCATCGCTGCCTAGCCTCCCGTCGTGCCACGCTCACCTTGAAGTCCAACAGCAGGAATGAGAGGCCAGCGATTGCCATGCCTAGCACGAAGCCCACAGCGAACGCCGCGACAGTGAAGCACACCAGCGCGGCGAGCGTGCCCAGCACACCCCGTGCTACGGCCCAGATGCGCGCCAGCACGCCCGGACCCGGTCGGCGGGGCCGCCTGGCCTTGCGGCTGACGATGGCCTTGAAGCCAGCCTCGAGCAGCGACGGACTGACCCCGTTTGTTGTCTGTGTCTGAGTAGCCATCACAACCACACTTCCCGGTCTGCTACGACCGTAGTCCTGAGATCCCGGTCGGCCACGTAGTAACGAGTGCAGTCAGAACCGTGGTCATCTTCCTTCACTGGATCCTCACTGCCCTCATCGCGAACGTATCCCCCGAACTCATCAACGGTACGCCATGGCTTCATGGCATCGACGAGGCTCTGATCCTTCTCCACCAATGCGTTCTCGAGAAAGAAGATGCGGTCGTCTCGGAACCTCTTCTCGACGGCCTCGAGACCACGCTTGACCTTCTTGTTGGCCGGGTGATTGCCCATGCCGAGATGCTTCTTGAGGGTGGCCCTGTCTTCCGCGTCGTGGTCGCAGATAATCTTCCGGGGCTTGGGTTCGATCCATACCCCGTCCGGCGCTACGACCGACAGGATCTTGCGCGCGTGATCCTCGACGAGGCGTTGTGTCATGTACATCTCGCGGTACATGAACGCCCGGCCATCGTTGTCCTCGGCCCAGCACTGCAAGACGAACGGGTTCGTGTGTCCGAAGTCCACGACCCAATAGCGCGCCCAGTCCTGCGGGATCTCGAAGTCCGGGATGACGTGCCTCGACTGGTCGAACGACTCCCAGATGATGCCCTCCGCTGCCACCCACAGCCCATCTCGATTGCGTGAACGGCGGACACCCGTCAGCCTGTCGAGCTTGGCCATGTACGCCACGCCCTCTTCCGTCGGCGTGCCATCCGTGTAGAAGAACTTGGGGTTGTCCGTGAGCTTCGAGTACAGCATCTTCGTCGCTCCGGAGTTCACGCGCTGCTTGAGCCAATGCGTCGGCTTGTCCGGGTTACAGTCCGAGATGATCTGCAGATACGGCATCTTCCCCCGTCGGAGGCGGGTCGTCAGGTTGTCCCAGTCAATCGGACGCAGCTCGGTTGCCTCAGAGACGTACACCATGTCGAACTCCGAGCCCATGATCTTGGATGCCTTGTCCATCCCGCCTACCCAGATCTCCGCGCCACTGGGATAGATGTAGCGGTCCGGATACTTGGCTGTTGCCCCTCGATGCACGATGACGCCGGCCTCAAGCTCGGCGCCCGCCACATCTTCTAGATAGATGGGCAGCACCGTCTTCGTCAGGGTGTCCTGCACCTTACGACTGATGAGCCCACGCATTCGAGGGTACTTGTGCGCCACCGCGTGCAGCTTCTCAAGGCACGCCCGGCTCTTGCCGGTTCCCACTGGACCGCTCAGCACAAGCTCGTCGTACCGATTGTGAAAGAGATCCCTCAGCGCTCCGCGCGGCTCGTACTCGTGCACTACCTGCACGGCCGTGGTCATAGCTGATCCGTGTCTACGCCGACCAGGTTCACGGTAACGTTCTTGACCTCGAGCTCCGCCTTTACTGGCGCATCCAGACCGTTGAGCCTAGCACGACGCTCGAGGATCTTACCGACACGGTCGTACAGCTTCATCAAGGTCTCGTCGTCAGCCTCTTCGGCTTTATCCATGAGCGTGGAATGCATGACGTCCAACTGCGCGTTCATCTCGGCCCGGTACATCTCGACCGAGGGAGCCTCGATGTCTGCGATGGCGTTCTTGATACCCCGGAACGCCGTGCTCGTGCTGACCCCGAGCTCTGTTGCTATCTCGGAGTACATCCATCCCTGAGCCCTGAGCTCCAGTGCTCGAGCATCCCGCTTCATATCCTCTGGTGTCCGCGCAAAAGAGCCCGAAGTAGTCTTTCGACTAGTCCGAGCTCGATTCCGGGGCTTAGCGTTTCCCGTGGACACAATGTGCAGGATAGCACACTCGCACACTTTGGCAAGAGCTGACATGTCTACTCTTCCGACCCACCTATTCGCATCCTTCTCTCAGCTTCAGAAACACCTCCTACACTTGACTACCCTTGACACGGATACAAACCGCCTATCTGTAGCCAATCAATTCACCGATCTACCAGCCGATACATACCATTGACTACACTTCCTACGAATAGATAGGGGGTATAACTACCATAGAGGTATATCCCTATGCTTCTAGGGGAAGGTTGAAACGCCTAATCGTGGGAACCGTAGTCACCCTGATCTACCAGGCGAAACACCCGAAGACGATCTTTAAGCGTACGTAGCCATCACCGTAGTCACCCCTCATTTCAGGCCGATTCCGTGCCAGAATCGTACGGACTTCCGACCCTCTTTAGTGAGTACTTTCCCCGGCACAACACGGAGACCAAGCCCTCCAAGATGACGCCCAAAGACGATCGCGTTGAGCCTGTCCGCCTCCTTGATAGTGTTGAACTCACACCATTGCTCGTAGGCACGATAGAGAGAGTCACCCCTCTCCTTGCCCTTGACACCCATCTCGCACTCGTCAGAGAGCCACGCATCAATGAGGCTCATGTCCGCTACCGAACCCTCAATGGCCACCTCGACCGCTTCTGGAGTGTCCGGCAGCCCATCCTTCAAGTAGAGGGCCAGCCCCTCCACTACCCACGCCAACACAGCTTCTAGGGAAGCCGGGTCATTCTTCATCAACGAGGTGGCTAGCCGATCAATGACCTTCGGCTTACTGTTCATGGGGATGACGATGAGCCTGTCCATGAAGGCCGCATCCCGACCGTTCACCTGCGGCATCTCATTGGTAAAGATCCATGGCGTGAACGCGGGGTACCTATCCACCGTCCCTCTCCCATACAAGAAGCGGGCCTGCATCTTGTCCTCACCCGTCATACGCTTGATCTGATCGGCGTGCAGGCTCCAGGCCGAGCCAGCCTCGGTCGCGGCTATGTAGCGCGCTGGTAGCGCCTGAGCTAGGGCAGGGTCCGCCTTGCCGCGCTGGTTGTTAGCCTTGAACATGGAGAGCTCTACGCCTTGTGCGTACGAGCCCAGAGCGGTCGACATCAAGGTATTGAGGGAGGACTTGCCGCTGTTACCTCGGCCCTTGACCATCACCAGCAGCTTCTCGCGGTTGCCCGCTAGCAATGAGTAGCCGAGCAACACCTGGAGATACTCTCGCACCTCTTGCTCGGGCAGGAACGCATCCAAGAATTCCGAGAACTTCTCGCACTGCGCCCCTTCCTTGTAGGCGACGGGCGTCCCGACCGTCATGAGGTTTGAGGCTTCGTGGTCGTAGAGTTCTAGCTCCTCTAGGTCGAGAATGCCATTGGCGCAATGCAGCGCGGTCTTGTCCGCGTCGAAGTCGCTCATCCGGGCATGAATGGTGGACTTGGTCTTGGCCACCTCCAGCGCACCCCGCAGCGCTCGCGCAGATCCTTGCGACTTGCAGTACTTGAACCACCGCTCGCGCTCATCGCCGGTGTAGTGCGGACCCTCCTCCTTCATCATGCGCTCAAACGTCTTGCGCATCAGGCCGGCAGCCCGATCATCCGCGCCGTTGATGTCCCAGAGATGGGTCTTGTGGTTGAACACGGCCCAGTGCCCGTTGTCCGTCACCCACCGAATACGGTCTGCGTACCGATCAATCAGCCTCTCCGCGTTACCGGTATCCCCCTCTGCCCGACGGGGGAACTTAGCGTCAGAACCAAGCCTAGCTCGCGCCATGACTACTCCGCCTCTTCGTAGCCGTGATCGCGGCCAATGGACTCGTTGTATTCCTTCGCTAGTTTCATGATGAACGCACGACTCACCAACTTGAACTCGCCGAGGCTATCCGGTCGATTGGTGAGATGCTCGGTGACGTCCTTCCCCCACTGCGGGAGGCGGAAGGTAATTTGCTCCGGTCGGAACTTCACCGCTCGAAGAGCCTTATATCGCAGGGCGGCGTGATAGAAGCCAGGCACATCGTTGTCTACGAAGATGACCACCCGCGAGACCCCTAGTAACTGCTGAGCCTGCTCGGTATAGACGATGGCCGCACCCTGATGACCACTACACGCTGCGAATCCCAAGTCGCTGAGGGTGTCCGTGTCTTTCTCGCCCTCGGTCCAAGCCACTACTCCACGCGAAGAAGCCTGCGCCTTGGCGATCCCTTGTGCACCGTAGAGAACGTGCTTGGCCTCGAATCCGCCGCATTTGTCGGTGGGCATCTTGTAGACCCACGCTTCTCCGGGCGTGATCAGCTGATAGAGCCGGTCCTCGAAGCGGTACGAGAACTCCTTGCCGTGCTGGTCGTTGAAATACCGCAGCTTCTGAAAGAGCTCGTTCCCGTACACATCAGTGAATGAGAAACCACCAGTAAGCCGAAATCGATAGGACCTCTTCTGGCGTTTCCGCACCAGAAGCGGCGGAGCACCCTGCCTAAGCAGCTCGGCACGTGTTATCATGGTCGCATGTCCTTTCATCCCTCCTGGTGAATCGGCGTGAGGCCCTCGAGTCGGTGCACTCGGGGGCTTCTTTTATTCATTACGCCATCGAGCTGCCGCTGCCTGGCGTGCAATCTCACTGCGCCGCTCTGGCGTAAGCCTCTTGGCCCGCGCGTGACCGCCCGCCGCGCCGTTCTCCTGGCTGAGTAGCTGTAGAACTTCCTGCCGCTCACCGGGGGACAGGCTCTCAACAAGAGCTTTCACAGTGCCCCTCTGATAAGCCATTGCTGCCTCCTTTGTTGGCTGACCATAAACTTACCCCGCAAGCATAACGCAGCGCAACTACCGTCCATTTCGCGGTAATCAGGACGTGCCACATCTTGTCAGGTTGTGCCAGAGTGTGCTAGACTAACGCCATGAAGCCCCGCCCGAGGTACCTGGTAACGGTCAAGCATCACGAGCGTCTGACCGAGAAGTTCGCAGTGGCTGAGCCCACCGAGGTTGCGATCATCGTGCACCGCTGGGCGGAGCTTCGGGAGAAGATGCCGGTCGTCATGGTCACGTTCCTCCCCGAGTACCGGGGTCGTAACTACGAGAAGGTGATGTCGTGAGGCGTCGCAATCGAGAGTTCGAGGCGGTCGTTCATTACAACTGGCTTCTCGAGCACTGGCCATCTGTCGTCCCGTACGCCAGGGACAACGAGGACCTCGGTCTCTTCTACCGCATCGGTCGATACTGGCAAGACAATGAAGTACCACGAACCACGAGGGCAGTCGTGGCTACCTGGAAGGCAGCATGAACGGCAGCGAGTACTACACGCTTCAAGAGGTCTGTGCACGTCTTGATGTGAGTCGTAGGACGGTATATCGATGGTCCGAGCGAGGGCGCTTCCGAAAGTTCAAGGCGGTGCGCGGTGGTCGGATTATGTTCCTCAAGACCGAGATTGATGCTTTGGCCGAAGACTGGATCCAGGAGGATGATTGAAGTGCTCGTTCTCATCGTGGTATACGCAGTTATCATGACGGCGTTCGCCATCGCTCTAATTGTTCGTCTCGAAAACAACATCCGGCGCAACAAAAAGTTCTTTCTCGAGATCCAGGAGATCGCGAACAAGAGCCATGCCCGCAAATGATGATGTCCAGAGGCATATGCTGTCTTCTGGCATACACACCATCATCGTTTGGCTCGAAGAGAACGTGACCAGCTTACCGACACTGCCGGATATGAGCGACGCAGACATGGCGTTGATGTATCTCAGGCACATCGAGAAGGACTTAGAAAAATGAACAACCACACCTTCACCAACGTAAATATGTCGAAGGTTGATGGCGGCTATATTCGGACTACAACCGCGACCACGATCGAGTTCTACCCCGATAGCTCGGTATACCCGGAATCGATCCCGACAGAACCAATTTTGGCCACCATGAAGAGCTTCCAAAATTCGGGTGATGACGTCAAGCCGATCGAAAAGGACGGAAGCTGGATTATCCAGAAAACAGGTTGGTATCGGATGACCGACGAGGGTCCGGTTCTTCTCGACGTCAAGGAGTTCGGCGATGAGCACTGAAGGGCGACGCGTCTTCTGGATCACCATTCTACTAGCGTCAGTTCTTATGTTGGCTGGCGTGTCGATGGTTGTGCAGACCCCGTCTGCCCCCGGATGGCCGGCGGGAGGAACTCCGGCGCCGACAACGACTCCGAAGGACTCGTGCCAGGAGTACGTCGAGTACGTAGATACCGAAGGGGTGCCCGCGCTCATCCCGGCGTGCTCGATCCCGCTCACGCATCGCAACTCAGACAAATAGCGCGTCGCAATCAGCCCCGGCTCCACTGGGAGTACCGGGGCTGACGGCTGGATGCGCTACAGCTAGCTTCGGGACGTTAACGGGTGGGTTGGGCTCGGCTAGCTATCCGACCGAGCTCAGGCCCCCTCGTCGTCCAGCACATATACGAATGGCCCAACGCCAACGACCTCCTGATAGTTGGCAGAATGGCTCTCCTCGTCAAATACCTGACCGCCCGACAACCACTGATCCGGCTGCGCGATGGTGGGGCTGGAGTATCCATAGTTCTCGATGGTGAGAACGTTGTTGTTCACCGAGACGTTCTCAGAAATCCACTGAGCATCGTACTCCTGGTCGAGAAGGTACTCCTCGATCTCGCTCAGGTTGGAGCCGGTCCACTGAACGGCGGTCGTAATATTGCTCGGTCGTGGCATGAAACGTCGAATGGTCATCGCTGTTTCTACTCCTAATCTCGTAGCCAAACTCCGGCGAACAGGGTCTGATCTCCTAGGGATGAGACGGAGGTGTTGAGCGCCGCGCCGGACTGTTGAAAACACTGCACTCGTAGGACGTCGTTGACCGCACATTGAATGAACAGAAGTGGAGTGGCCACGGCCGCGATGCCGTCCGCAGAGATCTCGGTCATGATGAACGAAGACCCCTTGACCGTGTTCGCGTCGGCGGTGCCATTCTTGGTCAACCGGCACGCCCGGATGCCGGTTGCGTTCAGGGCAAAGCTAGCTTTGCCCGTCACAGCGTAGAGTCCGGCCTGGTTGATCACCACCGTGTCCCCGTTGGGGGGGTGCATCCCACCAGTGTCGACGTCTTCCTCTGTCCAGTTGAGCGTTGTCCACGCGATGTTCGGGATGGACTGCACGGTGCCGCGCGAAAGCGCCCATGCCGGTCCACCCGTGAAGATCGCCCATGCGGAACCGGTGTAGCGCCACAGCCGCGTGTCCGTGGTGTTGAAGATGATCTGACCAGTGAACGGAGTGACGATGTCAGCAACGGCAGACACCACCGGGATCGAACTGGTATTCAGAGCGGAGGCTGTTAGTCTCGTCCCCGCCGTGAACTGCTGCGTGACGGCCATTTCTTACTCCCTACAGAACGACGTACACGGGGCGGACAAGATGGATCTCTGATTGGTCAACTGCCGAGTGGGTCTTCACCACTCCATTAACTGATCTAACAACAGTGAAAGTCTGAGGGCTGGTAGCGCCGGAGATCGCGGTCACGGTCATACGCTCCCCGCCAATAATGATGTCGAAAGGTTGGTCAGTGTCATCCCACAGATCTGCCGAGTCGCTGACAGCC